ATTGATCTCGTCGCCAAGGGTGCCCAGGATGCCTACATCACGGGTGACCCTCAGGTTTCATTCTTCCGTCAAAACTACAAACGTCATACGAACTTTGCCATAAAGCCCGAACGCATGGATTACATCGGCACCTTCGGCGCTGGAAACGAAGTCACCATTCCTGTTCGTTCTAAGGGTGACCTCCTCAGCTACGTGTGGATCGAGGCTCCCAACATCTCTAACGTGCTCACCAACACTAACGGTCTTTACTCATCTGGTCTGGCTGATACTACTGAATTCAGTCTTTTCATCGGAGGACAGGAAGTTTGTAAGCTCGATGCCTTTTTCATTCAGGGTGTGCATAACATTCTGTACAAGGATAACTCCGCGAAAACCACGTGCACCGTGACCACCGCGGAGATAAGTGATAACGCCAAGGCCAGTGATACCGCCGGAAGAGCGTCCGATTACTTCATGATCCCCTTCTTCTTCAGCGAAGACTGGACCAAGTCTCTCCCCCTGGTGGCGCTCCAGTATCACGCTGTGGAGATCAGGGTCAAGTGCCGTTCCAACTTTACCCCCACAGCCACCCCCAAGGTGTTCGGTACCTACGTGTACCTGGACACGGATGAGCGTCAGCATTTTGTCGACGCTGAACACGAGATGCTCATCACACAGTTACAGTACCAACCCATGAACGCGAGTGACACCGATGTCGACCTGACGTACTTCAATCATCCTGTGAAGGCGGTCCATGTCGTCTCTTCTGATGTTGATGGCTCGTCGTGGTCTGGACAGTACAAGTTCGACACGGCCACAATGTACATCAACGGTACCCCTCTCTTCGAGAACATGTCCAGCACCTTCCATCACAACGTGGTGCCCCAGATGCACACCTCCAACCTCCCCTCCTCGGTACTCGACTCCGCACCTCTCTACACGTGGCCGTTATGCCTCACCATGAACAAACCTCAACCGTCTGGTACACTCAACTTCTCTCGTATCGACAACGCCAAGATTTCCCTGAAGAGTCCAAGCGGTGGTGATCTTCTGACCCGAGCATACGCCGTCAACTATAACATCCTCAGGATAAAGAATGGTATGGCTGGTGTTGCCTTTGGAAATTAAAATGTTTACGTATTATAAATGTTCGATACGTTTAAAAATAAGAAAAAGTACTGTGTCTATTACAAATATCTTTCTATGATTGCTATTGTGTTCCTGGTGCTGTTCCTCGGTCAGCTCGCCGTGGCCAAGAAACTCTCCTGGAACGCTCTACCCATGTCCGCCACGTTATTAATCACCTACTTTCAGTCTCGTCTCTTGTACACCATGTGCCTGGACTAAGCACCAGTAGAACCAAAACCACCCTCACCCCTTTCGGTGACCAGAAGTTCATCAACCAACTTTACCTCGGGCATCTCAATCTTTTCAATGATGAGTTGAGCGATTCTATCCCCCTTTTTAATCACGAAATCTTCATCACCGTGATTAAATAGGACAACCTTCACCTCACCCGTGTAATCACGATCTATGACACCAGCACCAACCTGGATACCCTTCTTCACAGCCAGACCCGAACGAGGTGCGATGCGTCCGTAGGTTTCGTGAGGAACCGTGAAAGCAATGCCAGTACCGACAAGTCCACGAGTACCCTTAGGAATGCTGACATCTTCTGAACTGCTGAGATCATATCCAGCAGCCAGGGGTGAACCACGAGCGGGGAGAGTGGCGTGTTCGTTGAGTCGTTTCACCAGGAGGGTCATTATACATCCTTCACGAGCTTCTTCTTTATAGCCCTATACGCTTCAAAAATGATGATTGCATCAGCGAGTGCCGCTGCTCCGAATATTTTTAAAAGCTCCTTGTCCATACTACTATTCAGCACACATTATTGCCATGGCTGCATAGTTGTGTAAATCAATCAAAGTGTCGTACATCGTTTCATCACCAACCAGAGTCACGGAATTGTGGGACACATTGAGACACCTTTGAATCTTATCCTGAATGCGAACGAGGACGCCAACGATACCATATGTGGCAAAAGCATCCCCATAGTCGGCATTCTTTTTCTCGAATAGATCCCTCGCCTTTTTTTGAATCGCCTCCAACTGCTTCACACGGTCCATTTATTATACATCATGCCCTTCATCTTTATACGCCTGAAGAAGCGCCTCTGTTTTTTCATGCATTCTTTTTCCATAGAATGTACTGTCTTTCTGCCTCTCCCATATGGGAAGACGATTCTTCAAAAATGAAATAAACTTTGAAGGGTTTCTTTCATTTTTGTAATACACCTTTTCACCTTTCACAGCCTTCTCCATAGCCACAACTTTTGCCTCCATCCTGGATGCTTCAATTTCTTGAAATGTTCTTCTGGAGAAAACTTCGTTATCCTTGCTAGGAGCCATTATAATTTATAATTGTCGTAAAAACTTTAACCTATTACTATATCTGTCATCTTGATATCTTGGGTACCAACGTTCACCTGGTAAGAATTTTTAATATTATTCGGTAAATGAGCGACATATTTATCACGTATAATGTATTTAGTATTCTTGTTGAGTAATAGTTCATGTTCTGAAAATTGAGAAAGACCATATAGGGATAAACATTTCGTACCAGGAAGGATAGTTATAACTTTGAAACAACACGAACCTCCAGTGAAATCACGCGCCACCATCGGAACCAAACTCGTCGAGACGAATCCTTTATTTATGAATACTTCATTCACATTCGGTTTCTTTTTGAAATCATCGGCCGTGAAAAAGTTATCCTTCACCCCCCTATACACCACCATAGTTTCTTTTGTCATGGGAGCCTTACGAATGAGACCACTTAATCGCCTAGACATCATTCCCAATAAAGTGTCTATGAATGAAGGTTTAAATCTTTCACTCGGTGAATTTTGTAAAACGGTCCAGAACTTGTATACATCTGCGGATTTCATCTTCCTGTACCGCATGTAATCTGTACTAAAATATTCATAAGATGTTTTGAATATATCTCTCGGAAAACCAGGTATACCAAGATATTCTATAATCTCATAAAGAAACACAGACATGTCAATTCGTGCGTAATCTATGGGCAACTTTCGCTCCCAGAGATTTAAATACACATCACCCTTGTTTGTGTACGCCCAAATTGTATACAATTCTAATGGTTGGAGCTTTTTGTAATATTCTGTAACATCTTTGTACCATTTTAAATCAATAATATTAGGATTGGTGAATGATTTTAACGCATATCTATAAACCTTATCAAAAAAATTATCAGTATTAATCACTAACCGTTCGTTACCACGTCTCTTTTTTGTATTTTTATTAAATGAAGAAGCATTTATCTCATATTTAGAAGTTGGAAAATATCTAGTGAAAGGTATATGTACAATTCTCTCTTGTCTCACTAAAATATGTTTTGGTAAAGTGATGGAATTATTTTTATTTAGTTTCTCTCGAACTTCTTCTTCTTTAGTGTTTTTCACTGCACGAAGCATTTTAGAAACCTTAAACATGAAAAGTTTTTTAGCTTTATTAGAAACCATCTTCATCTCTGGTGTAGGAGTGAGTACCCTTTTTTCATTTATTCCAAATGCACTAGGATTTATTTTCATGTATTTCTTGTGCGCTTGCCCACCAACCTTGATGCATCTTTTCGTAGGTGCATAATAGACCTCATTATCTTTACATTTCTTTTTGGGTGGTGAGGAAACCAGAGCCTTGGGTGGGGTCTTGGTCTTGGGAGGAGTCTTGGCCTTGGGTGGGGTCTTGATCTTGGGAGGAGTCTTGGTCTTTGGAGGAGGTGAAGGAGTCTTGGCCTTGGGTGGGGTCTTGGTCGAGACCGTGACGAAACCATTTGGATTCGTCTTCATGTATTTTTTAAATGTGGGTCCACCTACTTTCACACATCTCTTCGTAGGTTTGTAATACAGTTCACCTGGTTTACATGTTTTGACCGTCAGGAACTTTTCAATTTTCTTTTGATACGCTTTGAATGCATTTGGATTTTTACTCAATGTATTTTTATAGTTTTCACTTCCTATATCAACACACTTTTTCTTCGATTTATCATACACTTGTTCAGGTGGACAAGCTACTTTAGGCATATAATTACATCAGAAAATAATACGAACACCCCTGTTGATAAATTCTTTACAACCTATCGTGATACCCAGACGAGGGTCCTTCTTTCGTGCACAACTTTCGTATTGTTTTTTTAGTTTTGGTAAAATTTCATCCAATATCTGGTCAGATGTGAACCGAATACACTCCACGAGTGTCGAACCTTCATATCTGGTCCAAAAATGATAAGGATATTTCCCGATTTTTTCATTCCTAAGATAGACTTCTTGTTCTTCCCACGTAGGTAAAACCGCGATACCATTGTAGGTCGCCTGTATTTTTTTACCTATGGTGCTCTTATATTCGACGGGTAAGTCATTGTAAAATGCATCCGGCCCGTCCAATGTAGGAGAGATCCTATGTCCAAGAAGTATAGATGTATGAAGTTCTCTCGCGCGGTTATAATTGAAAGGGTCAGTCACACCCAGTGTAGCACATACTTCAGTGAATTCACTGTAAAGTTTCAAAAAACGCTGTTGGTTATTCATTTAACATGTCGAGTCACAC